CAAGACCCAGACCAAGACCTAGACCTAGACCCAGACCCAGACCAAGACCCAGACCAAGACCTAGACCAAGACCCAGACCAAGACTCAGACCAAGACCTAGACCAAGACTCAGAACAAGACTTATTTTGTTTTATGCTTCGCAACGAAATCATAATATCTCCTTATTTAATAATTCCAAAGCTTTCAATTGATTGTTTCATTATGTAATGGTCGTTTGGAAAAACTTGATAATCTTTCCATTTTTTATCAGTAAACGACCCTGTTTCGTACACAATTCCGCAATCTGAAAGAAGAACACAATCATCATTTACACCAATTAATTTTCCAGTATAAATATAATTAGCGCAAAACAATGTTATTCTTTCACCCAGAAACTTTACCAATCCTTCCCCTTGAACTTCCTCTACTAATTTTTTCATAACTTCCTCCTTTAATTATTCCGGAGATTTTTACATCCTCGGAGTTTCTTGTTCGTTTTGTTTTTTACTAGCACAAAATATCTCTCTTGTCAATATAAAATACATACCCAATCTTTCTCTGTTAAACAACTAAATTACCGTGGTTTAAAATAGCCACGGATAGTTTGTGTTCTACTTCTCTTATGAAATCCTTCTTGAGACACTTTACTAATTTGTTGGGATCAAGTCCGAAAAGAAAACTTGTTTTGTCCTCAGACAGTTTCCTGCATAGTGTTTTGAACAGTTCCTCTTTGAGAAGTTCATACTTCTTTAAAGGAATCATACCTATTCTGAGGACTGCTTTTTCTTCCTCATCCAGCAAATCGACAAACCCTTTACCTATCTCATCATAATTAATCATACTCTCCTCCTTTTACAGAACAGACTTGGGACTGTTCCTGTGCATTAACAAGTGCAGTTTCCTGCACTTGCCCCTCTGCTAGTGTTTTAACTTAGCCATCTCCTCAGTAAGCATCCACAACGCACGATTAATCCTGATGTTTTCAGTGATTGCCTTTATCGGGCGAGCTTTCTTTACTCCAACAACATTGCCGCTTATCGAGCTGAATTTGTTTTGAAAGCGACCGCCTTTCTCAACAAGCTTTTCCTGAAGAATGTTGAATGAGTTCCACAAAGAATTACGACCAAGTTTAAATCTGTCATTGTTCAATGTGTCCTCAGTACGAAGGGGAAGCATTAATCTTTCCGGGTTGAAATTGTCAACCTGATCTTCATCATACTTGACAGCTAAAGCACTCCGAGCAAGAGCAACCTGCTCTGGAATATCAAGCTCAATTTGTTTAAAATCATTTACCCTGTTCATAATCATCGGAGTTGTTTCAGCGATTGAACGAGCCGCCCTCACAACATTCCTGTTCTGAAAACCCTGATGCCTTATCCTCATCGTTTGAAACATTGAATCAGCGACAACCATTCCGTTTGTGCAAACGAGTCTGAAGATTCCTGCCATAAAGACAAAAGCAGCAGTTCCATCATGGGCATTTGTCAGAACAATTTCTGGAACAAGATCACCAACATTTGTTGTAGGTAAATTTTCTCCAAAATGTCTGAACCGAATCAGATGCTTTTGAAATCCTCTTCTGTCTTCCGAGCGGGTGAGAACTTCACTTGCTTTGACAGGCAACCAGTTTTCTTCTTTAAGAACATCAACGACACGCTGGGTGGGAATAAACTCATACTTTTCTGACACCCTGTTTGATGCATGACCTGCTCCTACCGAACTGATTTTTGTTAAATCGTAAACATTGTTTTCCATACTCTCTTTTCCTCCTTTATTTAGTTACAGGACTTAGGACCTGTACTGTGCATTACAGGAACTCTTTCGAGTTCCTGCCTTCTGCAAATTACTTTAGTTTCCTTTCTCCACAAAAGTTTTGTACACCTGTTTTTTGTAGTAAGGAACTTCCCGTTTAGTCAATCCTGTCATTTTTGGTTGACCGTTTAGGAAGACAGCCCAACTCGCTGAGTCATCTCCTCCGTGTTTCCTAGCAGTGATTCCGTGCTTTTGAAAGTTGAGTTCTCCCATAACTACTTCTCCTTCACAGATATATAATCTTTGATTGTGGTTGTTTCTGCAATATTGAAGATTTCATTTTCTCCCATAAACTTTTTCAGCTCCGTTACAGAAACCTTGACAACTTCCATAATGTCTTTAGGACCAAGAACATCCTTAGCTGCGGAAACACTGACAATTGGGGTTTCTGATTTTACCCTGCTGACAATACATCCTTTTGCGAGAATCTTGTCTCCAACTTCCATTTTTTTCATCAAGATTTCTTTCAGTTCTTTTTCCTGCTTCTCAATTTCCTTCTTCTGAAGGTGAAGAGTAACCAAATCATTTGCTACTTCCTCTTTGGAAGGAGCTACCTTTGCTACGCTTTTCATTTTGGGTTTTGCTTTTTCCATACTCTCTACTTCCTCCTTTAGTTTATTATCTAGGACTTAGGACCTAGATTGTGCATTAACAGAACAAGGAACTTAGTGCTGCTCCAGAGTGTTCATGTCATCTGGTAGTTCTGACGTTCCATTCCTTGTTCTGCCCTTCTGCAAATTACCTTTTTGTTGTGATAGAAGCAATCAATTTGTTTTCTTCTCCTTCATGAACATTAATAATTAATTTTTCATTGACAGCATAACCTGAGATAGACAATGCTCTTCTGATACAACCTTCATCTCGGATGTAAATTTCTTCTGAAAAACCACCGTCTTTCCTTCTTGGGCCGGAGCCTACTGCTGTTCTTCTTCCATCAACATTTAAATCAACCCAAAAATTACGTACACTTCTTGGCATACTCTCCTCCTTCTCTTTTATTTGCCCAGACTTGGGACTGAGCTTGTGCATTACAGGAATCATTTCTGATTCCTGCCCTCTGCTAATGTTTTTTCCTGTCTTTTGCTTTGACAATTTTGTACAAAGGTTCTTTTCCTTCTTCCTCAGTAACGAGAACAGTATCACCTTTTTCAAGTGAGTTTGAGAAAGTCATCCAAATAATCATTTCCGCTTGAGCCTTAGCCATCTTGTCAATACACTCTTCCTTCGTTAGAAATCGTTCCATTAGCACCTCCTTTGTTAGTAAGATTCAGTTACATAAAACTCAATTTTTTCACCGCAGTCTTTACACCTCAGACAGTCATTCTCCCCATCATACTCAACCGCGCTGAAGAAGTCAGCGTACTTATGTTTGTGGTCTTGCCTATCTCCTTCATAATCCCAACTATAGCATCCGTTGTGAGTATCCCACACATTCCCGCATCGTGTTTCCGGGAAGTTAAACATATCACCTTTTTCAACAGACATTGCCTCAGTTTTCCCCGGGCAGTATGCTGTGACATCTGACATAGCACATCGGAAGTAAGCATTCTCATCACACTTGAAGAAATAGGGAGCAGTAAATCCTCCCCTTGCATCACAGCCATTGTGAATCCTGATAATAATAAAATCCACTGAATCAAAGGAAACAATGTCATAAACAATATCCTGACTGAGAATGCATTCACCTCCTGAATTGTAGGTATAGTCTCCCCCTCGATAGCGGGATTTCGTTTTTTTATGAAATTCATCCAGACAGTCTTCCCATGATTCCTCTTTCATTTCTTCGGACTGGGCGAACTCTTGGAAGCATTGATTGACAAAATCAGTTTCCTCATCCAGATAAAGGAAGTTAATTAGGAACCAATAGAGATTGTAAGTCACCCACAATTCCTTGACTTCTTTTGTTTCTGCATCACCTTCCAGGTGAACAAAGCAAGTAGGTTCTTTTTCAAAATCTCTTGTCTGGTTTCTTTCCCAGCCTCTGCCGCCTATACCCCCTGAATCCAAGAAGTGTCTTCCTGTATTCTCTTTCATCATTCCTGAAACGATTTCTTTAATCTTTTTATTATAATCAATTTTCTCTCCCATACTCTCCTCTTCTCCTTATGCATAAATTTACCTAGACTTGGGACTAGGTACGTGCATTAATAATGCACAGTTTCCTGTGCATTATCCCTCTGCTTTTTAGATAGTAATTCCTAAATCTTTGCAAGCTTGCTTCTCAATTTCCCAGAGATAACTTGCACCATTTGTACCGATGATAAATTCAATGTGTTCCTTAATGAACTGCAAAGCTTGCTCCTCAGACATTTTCCTGATCTTATTTCCTGTTCCTTCACCTTCATACATATCATAGAAGGTGTCCAGAAATTCCCATGCCCATTCTTTTGCTGTCAATTTTTTATGCTCAAATATTCCTTGAGCTTCCAGTTCATTTGAATATTCTCCACAGAAAGCAATTTTAATGCACCGTTTATCATATTCATCACAGTACATTCCATCATCTACCTTTTCATCAGAAGTAAGGCTTAGGCAATGATTACATCGGAGAAGCCTGCGCTGTTCAACCTCAGAGAGATTTGTTTTCCTTTTTTTCATGTTGAGTTCTCCTTACCCAAAATAATCCGGGAGTTCTTTCAGAGCATATTTTTCTCCGTAGAATCCCCAGCAACTGTCATGACCGATTTGATTTTTGTTCTTGTCATACTTTTCCAAGACAACTCCGTAGACATCTCCTGACAAATACTGATTCCATTCCTCAATCAAGGACAAAGCTGCTTTCCTTGCTGAATCTCCTCGCTTCCAAAATTCCTTAGCGGCAAAAACAAAACCAAGTTGAGAAACGTCCCATTGTCTGTCAAGAAAGTCTCCTTCATGACTTAAAGCAAGAGCAACACCACCGTGAATGTAAGCTTCCAGTCCAAAGACATGATACTTTTTCCTGAAGTCTCTCACCCATTCTTTTTCGTGTTCCTCTAAGTCTTTTGTGTCCTGACAGAGAAGGCAACATTGTTCCTTATTAATTATCTTATCACGTTCTACCGTAAATTCTCTATGATAACCAACAAGAAACAAATCTCTATTTTCCCACTCATCAGGACTTTCAGGATTATCATCCTGAACGAGATACCTCGCCTCGAAACCTTCATCAGTTTCTTTGATTTGAAGGGTGTCCTCAATAGGTTTAAAAGTAAATTCAAATCCCTCCTCATTGACATAGGTTACTTTCTTTTTTATTTTACTCATACTCTCTACTTCCTCCTTTTATTTTTGTTCAGGACTTGAGACCTGAACTGTGCATTAATAGGCACGTTTCACGTGCCTATCTCTCTGCTAAGATTCTACCACTAGATTTGTAAGGTCAGCTTGGCATAAAGGACATTCAATTCTTTCAGTGTTTAGGATTTCCTCTACAGCGCCGTACTCTACAATTTGCTTGTCTTTGAGTGTTGCATATTGGAAACATTGTGAGTAAACACAAACCTCATTTATTTCTTTTTTGCATTTTGGACACTTCATTATTCCCTCGCTTTCTGAAGCAGAAGGTAGAACTTGTACTCAATGGAACCTAGTTCTCTTTCCTGAGTTAATCCCCGCCTCATTCTTTCAGTGTTGATTGAGTCCATCAGTTCAGTTGTGATTGCTCTCCCGACTGTTCCTCCATCAGCAAATTCATCAACAACATCCTGAACTATCTTGATCTCCCAATCTTCATATCTTGGTTGCTTTGCCATAGTTAGCTCACCTCCTTTAACAAATCCTTCAAAGCCTTTATCATTGCTTTAGCGTTTTTGATTGTAGGTTTCTTATAGAATTTGTCGTAGGTAGAATTGTTCTCACAACAACCTTTACCTGCTTTAAACAAAGGACAATTTTCGCATGTGTTTTCTTTCCAATAAAAAAGGTTACATAAAGAACAAGCACACCTTCCTATTGGAACCAATAAACAAGTGGAAGTCCATAATAAAGAACCACTATTATCCGGGACAAGTTCGTCTCCTTCCAAAAGAGGTTGTAATATGTCCGTTTCCCAATGTTCAATTGATTCGTTAATGGCATTAATTGTTTCTTTTTTCATACTCTCTCCTTTCTCTTTTTACACATCTTATTTTCCTGACTTAGGACAGGAACTGTGCATTAATGAGGAGCTAAAGCTCCTCATCCTTCTGCAATTATTCTTTTCCTTTTTCCTCTGTCATCCCGTCAATGAATCTTTGAGCTTCCTCAAGTGATTCTCCTGTGAAGATTTCAACTCCTCCTCCGAAGTAACCGAAAGCCTCAACACAAACAGAGCTTCCTCTTTGGCGGATGACAAACTCCCGAATTTCCTTGGTTTTAATTTTCTTGAGTTTTTTGGTGTCCCATATGAACTTGTTTGTCATGCTCCCTCCCTTCTTTCTTTTTATTGTCACGACTTGGAACGTGACTGTGCATTAAGCAGGATTCTTAATCCTGCTTCCTCTGCAAATTACATCTGAAAAAGAGCTTTTACCAAACTAATTTCCTGCTCATATTCAATTCGGTATTGATTTTGAATATCAGGATATGTGTTTGCAACACGTTCAAGAAATTCATTAAACGTCCCTTGAAAGCAACCACAAGTAACAAATACTCCTTTTTCATTTTTAAAAAATGTTGTGTGCGTTTTTCTTGAGCCGATATTTTTTGTTTTATAAATAATCGGTTGTTCTGAACAGTCTGAACAGTATGAACAGTATGAACAGTTTGAACAGTCTGAACAGTCTGAACAGCGTGAACAGCGTGAACAGTCTGAACAGTATGAACAGTCTGAACAGTATGAACAGCGTGAACAGTATGAACAGCGTGAACAGTATGAACAGTCTGAACAGTCTGAACAGTCTGAACAGTATGAACAGCGTGAACAGTATGAACAGTCTGAACAGTATGAACAGTCTGAACAGTCTGAACAGTATGAACAGTCCTTCAGGCTTTTTCTTTTTTCTTCTGCCTGTTCTTTTGTGTTAAGAATAGAACACCAATTATTATTATTTTTATCGACCCATCTATTATTTACTTTTTTCATACTCTCTCCTTTCTCTTTTATTTTGACCGGACTTGGAACCAGTCTTGTGCATTAATAGGGAGTTAATGCTCCCTATTCCTCTGCTAAAGAACTTCCCAGATTTCAGCTTCACAAAAGCCTGTTTTCACTCGTCGCCCAGTGTCTTTAAAAAAACCTGAATTACGAGCAGCCTCAGCGTAAGCCTCATTCTCAGACCAGTTCTTTATTAAAACCTCATTCTCTTTCAGAGGCTGATCTGGAATGTTTACAGATAAAACTCCAAAGTCTTCAATGTCTCCCAACGTCCCTACGATTGCTAATCGGTCGTTTTGATACTTCATGGAACGAAGGGTGACTTGAAACTTTGTCCCGTGGACATTGACAGTGATAATCTTGCCTTCAAATAACATGACCTTATCCTTCCTCCTTATTTAAACTCTTCCAATCTATCAAGCCGAGAGGCTTCAATGATTAGATTCATTTTCTTGTTGTGGATTATTGCTGTCCACAAACGAAGTTTGCTTTCAAGCCAATCCAAGAAGAGATACTTCCATGAATTGCGTAAATTTTCCTGGTGAAACATACAGCCTCCTTTTTTAACAGAACTAAACCTAACGACATCTCTCTTGATACTCATCCTTAAGTTCTTCATCAGTCAACCCATTCAACTCTTATTCCGTTGCAAATTACATACAGGTCTTCTTCCATAATGTCACCACCCATATGTCCTGTAAGGAAATGATTTCTTCATAAGCTTGTCCAGATACTTAGGATTATTGTCTCGCAGGTAGATATAGTAAGCGTAAGTTTCCTGATCTTTTTCACCGCGTCCATTAGTGAGCATGTAATCCGCATCACAAACAACTTCAATGACCTCAGAACGCTTCATGCTAGACTTTCCTGTGCTTTCCTGAACACATTGAAGCATATCACTTCCAATGTAATCCCATGTGCTGTTTGCTAGGACAGCTAAACGATCATCCATTTCCTTAGAAACACCTGTGAACTTTTTTGCTCTCTCTTGAACCTCTTTATGATTCATACTCTCTACTTCCTCCTTTCTTTATAGCACTTGATTTAAGCAGGACTTGGAACCTGCTCCGTGCATTACACCGTCAGCAATGACGGTGTCCTCTGCATTACCACTTTCCTTTGATTTTTAAGTTTGCTATTTCTGTGCATATACCACAGAGATTTCCTGTAACTGTATTCATTCCTGAACCGTAGTGAAAAGCTAAACACTTTTCACCTTTCTTTATCTCTCCTGTACACTGAAGACATTTCCTTTTTCCACCAGCTTCCTCAACACTAAAAGATTTATAAGCCATGATGATCACCTTCCTTATTAAAGTTAGGCAACACTGAATAGCCGTTGTTATTGCAAATAACAATCAGTTTGTCAGCCGCTTGGTTTTCTTTTGTGATGTAGGAGCTGAACTGTACCGATCTGTCCTTGTGAATGTCACTGACAATTTCCTCATCTGTTTTGTGTTTGTAGGCACCGTAATCAGTGAGCGAGAAAAGACCTACTCCTAGATATGCCTCAGCAAGAGATTGTGGCTTTTCACTTCTGACAATAACAATATGAAGCTCTTTCCAACAACCTATAGTATCAAAGTCGAATCTGTCTTCCGTGCGAGTTCCTTTTCCTTCACAAATAGGACAATCAATGACTCGATTGCCTATTACTTTATGTCCTTCTTTGCTCTTTGTACCGCAGACAGGACATTTTCCTCCGGGAAATTTTCCTCGGACAGTTTTTCCCCAGAACTCACAGAGTATTCCCTGAGAAACTTTTCCTGGGGAAATTACCTCACTTGTTTTTGATTCAATTTTGCAGTTCCAACATGGGACTTCCTCAAAGACAGCAACTCCATTTATTATCTTCATACTCTCTTCCTCCTTTACTTTTTGTCCAGACTTAGGACTGGACTTGTGCATTAAAAACGCCTGAGCTTTTACACTCAGGCGTTTCCCTTCTGCATTTTCACCTGTTACAATTTACTTTGCTTTCGGTGCTTTTGCATAATAACGTCCGTCTTTGAAAGTAACTTCAAAGCCCCCTGTTTTCAGAGCGGACAGATGAGAACCAACAGCTTTGCGTTCTTTCTCCATCTCAGCCATTGCAGCTCCTTCCTTACGAAGAAGCATGGCATCAATACGGCCGGCACCAGAATCAATTTTACGACCAAAACAATCACGTGGAACGTCAGCTTTCGGTTTCTTTTCAGCTTTCGGTTTCTTTTCAGCTTTCGGCGTGGAAGTCTTTCCTGTTTTTGTGGTCTTTTTCATCAGCTCCGTATTGTGCTTGCAGGCTTTCATTGATTCAGGATAATCCTTTTCACAATCTTTGCAGAATTTGTCTGTTGGATTATATGCACCGAAGATTCCTTTTTTGAAGTTCACTTCAGTACAGGCTTCCTTGACAGGTTGGAACGCTGCTTTTGTTTCAGCAACAGGTTTTACATCCTTCTCCGGCTCTTTTGCTTTTGGGACAGCCTTTGCTGTTGCTTTTGCCTTCGGAACCTCTTTTGCCTTTGCTTCTTCCTTCTTGTTTGTCTTTTTCATACTCTTTCTTCCTCCTTTAGGAAATTTTTAGTCACTTGCCGAGACTTGGGACTCAGCTTGTGCATTACAGGGAGCAAAGCTCCCTGCCCTCTGCAAAGGAATTAACCGTAAACTATTTCTCCGAGTACAGCAATTTGAACAACAACATCTCCTCCTGCTGAGCCATAATTCCACTCAGGTCCGAGAAATTGATTTCTGACCCAAGATGCACTTTTGACTTCCCCCTTTTGAATCTTTCTGATTGCTTCCTTGACTTTATCAAGGTTGACTACAACATAAGGATTAGTCGTTTCATATTCCTTAAGGGAGAACTCAACTACATAGCCTTCATCATCTCTTTTTACATCCTCTATGTCAGCCCAGTAGTTTATGTAACCTCCTTCGATTACATCAGTCAGCAACCAGGAAAGGTGTTCGTCTGTCTCCATGAAGTCAGAAGATTCCTGGGGAATTTCCTTTTCTTCTTTTTGATTATTCAGAAATTCCCTCAGGACAAACAGGTCATAGAAGATGTGATTATCCTCTTGTCCAGGAGCAGGACCTTCGATGCTCTCAAAAAACTCTTTACCTGTCTGTTCCTCCCAGCTTCGACACTCATCCTTCCAACAGTAGTCAATCAACTTCCGAAGGCTTTCCTTTACTTCTCCATTCAGAATTATCATAGTATCACCTCATGATTGTCTGATAGTAAGAAAGATTGTACCATTCTTTCCCAACAGACCCGCACTTGTTACATTTTACTTCCTGAGCCAGTTGATCACCTTCAATGAAAGAGTCTCCTTTGGCAATATCTCTGCTCAAGCAGACTCCGCAACGACCTTCTTCAGTTCGGATAAGTTCCTTCTGAACTGCGTAGTAAATTCTTTTTATTTTCTTCCACATATCCCTCTTCCTCCTTTTCTTTAGTAACACTGTAAAAGTGTCCTATAAGAAACTTGAGTTTCCTCAAGTTTCCTAATGAAGCTTTTACCCTATCTTTCCTTCCCACAAGATTTTTCCTTCAGCTCCGTGAACTCTCCATAGTGCACCGTCAAATGAGGGCACAAGCCCTTTCTCCCATAATTTTATGCAAGGGGAATAGTCAAAAGGATACCGTATATCAAAGAAGGAGCTTATATAAGCCCAAACAGAAGCCCTAACAGAAGCCCAAACAGAATCCCCAACAGAAGCCCAAACAGAAGCCCTAACAGATTCCCTAACAGAATCCCCAACAGAAGCCCAAACAGATTCCCTAACAGAAGCCCTAACAGATTCCCTAACAGATTCCCTAACAGAAGCCCTAACAGAAGCCCAAACAGAATCCCCAACAGAAGCCCAAACAGAAGCCCATTGTTTCAATATCAACAAATCCTCCGGTGTGACTTTACTGTTTTTTATGTCTGTAAAAGGGTGAATGATTGGCTTGATAATTAATTGAGGAACAATCATTTTAAAATCCAAATTCCTACAAAACTGTTCAATCTGTTCCGAATCATTAACTGAATTATTTAATTGGTCAATTGTAAAGTCTTTTGTTAAAGGATCAAACTCATATTTGTTGAGTTTGTCTTCCAACAGACCTGTATAACCAAAAAAGTCAGCAATTGATGTATGGGAATCCCCATTTTCATAACGTAACACCTTTGTTCTGATTTTCTCCCTTTGTTCTGCATTAAAGTATAATGCCTTTCCGTCTCCATTGCTTACACAACTGAAAAACTCACACATATCTCTCTTCCTCCTTTTCTTTAGTAACCTTTTTAAATAAAAGGTTCTATTGCAAGCTTGAATCCTTTCAAGCTTGCTAACAACCTTCATTCAACACTGACAATCTCCGCTTTGTATTTGTCCCCGTTCAAACACCAATCAATTGCTTCTATAAGCAGACTTTGAGTTGCTTTGGTAAAAGAACCGTCTTTCTTTTTCTTTGGTGAAAACTCTACAATCTCATACAGGACATTTTCTTCTGTTAATACAATCCTGATTTTCTCATTCATGACTTTTCTCCTTTCTCACCAAGAAAAGTCATTTCCACTTTGTTTTCTTCTCGCCCTTTTTTGAAGTAAGGAACGAGAGAGCCTCTCTCTCTTCCCAACTTCTCTTCCAAAGAATGAACAGCCATAATTAATGCTCTGTCATCTGAAGGAGCAACTTTGTGGAAAGGAATAACTTCTCCTAAGTGATTGAGGACAATCTTCCATAATCCTTGTTTTTTCATACTCTTTCTTCCTCCTTTTCTTTAGTGAGCTAAAAGCTCCATAAGAGACTTGAGCTTCCTCAAGTCTCCTAGCAACTCTCAGAAAAGTTTGTCCACAATGAAGTCAATTACCTTTTTACAGACTAGGTAAGTGACAATAACGAACAGAGCTGCACCTAATGGGGTAAGCATAAGACTTCCTCCTTTTCCTGGGAAAATCTCTCAAACTCTTTTTTAGTCCAGATTTTCTCAACGTCAGAAACCGACAGTTTCCTTTTTCCCCAAAATCGCTTCGTAGTTTCTGACTCCCGAAATGTACCAGCAACTTGAACCTGAACTCCTTTATACATTGCTGTACCTCTCTTCGAGAGCGACCTGCTTCAGCGAGTTAAAATCCTTGTCCCCTTCAGCAATAAGATTGACCATGAACTCTTTCATAGTCGAACCTTTTGGAACATAAACGCTCCCTACAACTTTTTTGTCGGTGTTCACAAAATCGAATTTGTGAAACCTTTTGCTGTCCTTTGTATGAACAGCCCTGTATCCTTCAATACTCTTTTTCTCTCCCATACTCTTTCTTCCTCCTTTTATTTTTGCCCAGACTTGGGACTGAGCTTGTGCATTAAGCAGGACTTTCATCCTGCTCCCTCTGCAATCAAGAATGAAAACTGTAAGACCTTTCCTTTTCGTCAAAAATAGCTCCCATAGTATACATGGTATTGTTTTCTGTGTTAGTGTAGTAGGCGATCAAATTGGGAAATTTTTCATTACCTGGTGAGCATGAAAAATCTTTACAGATTAATACTTCCTGATATCCATCAAATGCCCAAAGAATCAAGTAACCAATAGTTTTAATTAACAGGTCACTTAAATAAATGCCTTCCAGTCTTAAAATAACTTTTCTTTCTCCCATCTCTACTCCTCCTTTTTCTCTTTATTAAGCTTTCCGAAAAAAGCTCTATAAGAAAGTCCAATTCCTTGAACTTTCCTAACAGCTCTTTTTTAATCATAACCTTTCATCAATTTCAATCTGTTCAGCAAGAAGATTCCATTTGAATGTTGCTTTTGGGGAATGGGCATTTAAGACTTCAATGAAACCGTCAATGATTGACGGTTGATTTTCCCTTAAAATGTTCTCGATTTCCTGAATTGTTTCTAAGTCATCTTTTATCCAAAGCGGAATGTGAACCAACCCTCTTTCCTTAGCGACTATTTCCAACATATCTCTCTTCCTCCTTTCTTTATTAAGCTGGTTAACAGCTCTAGCGAAAAGCCCATCAAAAATGAGCTTTTCATACAGCGTTTAACCAAAGATTCGCTTCAAACAGCGTACTTGCGGCGTGTAAGTGTCTTTTCGTACAGGTAAAAGCCCTTCTCGCACGTTTTCTGACCCCTTTACAGTCCACTTTGACAAGTCATTTCTATCAAAACCGAACTTAATATCTCTATGAGATTTATACCAGTGAAGTTCATCTAATGCTTTTTCCTTCTCTTTTCGCTGATCACCAATATATCGAACCTCATCAATCGTGCCTTTTTCAGTTTCTACATGAAGAAAAGGTTCAATCGCCGCACCATGATGATGATAGACGATAAAAATCCTCCGGTAACTGCACTCGGAGAGTTTTCCAAGAAAAGCATTAATCTGTTCCATTGTCTCAGTCCTGCGAAACCATTTAATGTCTTTCCAGCAAGCAGGCCTGTCCGCAATTTCCTCTATTCTATAACAGTTCATATCCCTCTTCCTCCTTTATATTAGTTTCTTTTGCCAAAACCAGTTGTTCTGATTCTCGCAAAATAAACCAAGTAGATAAGAAGTAAAAGAAAAGGAGAGCTTACTGAGAAATCCCAATAAGCTCTCCTTAAAGATACACCGAGAGAGCATGAATAAACCATGCTCTCCCGAAGGAGAAAGAAGAGAGAGTATGGTCGCGGGCATTGCTTATATCTTCACCTGGCTCTTTTCTCTATCCCCATAGAGAACATCTTCGCCTGGCCCGACTTCATGTCGAATAAGAAATAAGAGTTCCTACTCGTCCCTCATCAGCGTATATGCTGAAAGTAATACCAGAAAAGCTATCTGCTTAAATTCCTGATTACCTGACTTTAGCGTCTGTAAGAACAATTGTACCAAAAGTAATAATGACTGTCGGGGTAGTTTACGAATCGCTTCCCGCTCATAAGAGTCTGAATAAAGGTCGCTGAACTTATCGTTATTAAGGTTCGCTCTGTAATCTTGAACCTACCTTCTCATCTCTCGGCAGACTAAATATCTGTCTGCTATGTCAAAGAACTGGCTTACGAAGTCTGTTTGCTCTAGGAGCAAAGCTTTAATGACTTGCGGAGCTTAAAATGTCTCAGCGTCTAAGCTCAGAACGCTTCAAAGCTGTGCTTCAGCTTTCATGCATAGCATATACATGAAATAGATACTTGTCAAGAAAATATTTTAAAATATTTTAAGCAAAAATTGCCAGAAGGAAATGTGACCAGAGAAACCAGAATTTTTATATAAAAGGAATAGTGAACCAAAAAGAAAGAAAGAAGAACCAAACCTTAAAACAATAAGAGTAATAGAAGAAGGAAAAGAACTATTAATAGTAGAAAGGAAAGTTTATATACATTAACATTACAATCTACTCCGAATAAAGAAGGAAATGTATTTGTACTGGTATTTAAGTACGTGTAGGTAAGCTTTGTTGGTACAGATGAAAACGGAGAGGGAAAAGACTGACTACTGGTAAGCGAAAACGACTGTGTTGGTACAGATGTATTGGTAAGCGAAAAAGACTGAAAGTCGCCGCCCCCCTCCTTACTTTATTCTTTTAAAAGGAAATAAGATTGGAATTAGGGATTATAAGGGAATAATTCCTGGTGAAACTCTCTTAATTAGGTTTTATTGGCACACTTAACCAGTCTACCATTTACGTGCATAGCTCGTGTATGGGAAGCCGGCAGCCCAGACCGGTAGAGGGAGTCTGGCACACCCTTCCAGGTGCCCGGACCGGTACCCCCGCGGAGCCGGGCTAGGGAAAATTCCTCCGGCAAAAATAGATCGTTTAGGTTTTACCGGTTAGCACATCAGAACATATCGGGACGATTTTCTATCTAACAAAACTGATTGACTTCTCGATAGTGCAAACTGATAAAAAACGCGGCATCAAAAATTGTAGTATTAAACTGATATGCCAAACTGATTAAAAAAAGTGACACAATTGACTTATAATATGACAGGATTGACTCATTATATACACTGATTAAAAAAACTGTTAATTTCACTAATTGACTGTTAATTTCACGTATGCAATTCCTTATATAAAACAATTAGTTAGCATATGTATAAAATACATACGTGTTAATTTCACCATAAAGCCATATAAAAACGGCATTAAAAATTGACTATGAAAATAAATTATGTAATGATTATAAGTATGTATAAAATACTTATGCCATATGGCATAGTAAATGCTTATTTACAACAGTAAATTTGCTCGCAGCCATAGCGACACAAAATAATTATGGCATTAAAGGAAAGTGAATTATGTCTAAGAAAATTACAGTCAAAAAGAATGCAGTTGAAGAGATTAAGACCGTTGAAAAAAACAAGTCTTATTATCCTTATTACTTTATTAATGGTGGACAAGTAAGGCAAACATTAGCTGACGCTATGAAAAGCGTTGTTGTGAAATTTACAGCCAAACCACAAAGCATCAAAGAAGGCACAAGCGACTTAATGAACGAATTCCTTATTCCTGAGCAAGAATGGCTAATGGAGCAAGGGAAAAAACTATCAGGCGGTGCTTTACTCGATGAGGTTATTATGAGATTTTATGCCATAACCGGGAAAGGCGTAACAATGGTAGACATGGAAAATATTCTGTCAATGGCCAATTCGAGACGGTCGGACGTTAAGGGTCATATTGCAACGTTCAGTGCATTTGAAGGTGCTCCACGTAAAGAATGCCGTAAGTCCGTTTACAGATTCAAAAAGGACGGACGTTTTTGCATTGTGTCTTGTGTCGGCTAATTAATCTTGTTAGCATAGCCAATTTATTAAATTAACCTTTAATCAAACGGCATTGAGTATTAAATCTCAATGCCGTTTTTTATTGCCTGTTGTTCTATTCAGTCTAATGAGTCTTGTGCAAGCATACACCCCCCGCCATGTCAAACAGAAATGCAATTTTAGTTTGCTATGACATACTCCCCCATAGATTATGGCTTACCTGAGAGAGTATGTATAAAATACATACTCATATAGTATGCCTATATCAGTTATAATAAACCAGCAAAAGCTTAACCACATACTCATATAGTATGCCAATATCAAATACAGTTTGCCATGAATACAGTACAAATGAAACATATGCCAAATATCAAATGAAACATATGCCAAAACCAATAAAGAAATGTTCCATAGTTTTGATTTCAATCAGGTATGCTGTATTATGCTTAATACATAATGAAGGGAGGTTTATATGGGACGTACGATTAAGACACGTAAGATGAAGCGTCGGGAGCAGAAGATTGAGGAATCTCTTACTGATGATGTTCTGAATGATGAAGCTTTTACCAAAATGTGCGCTGCTGTTGTTGATGCAGGAAAGAAAGAGAAAGAAAGTAACATTCCGATGGTTCCTGCTTTAGATGTTTCGTGGGAGCGTACTCACAATCATAGAGTGCCTATCAATAAGAAGGTTTTTGGACATATTACTTACGGAGATGTTGAGAGGGCGATCTGGAAGTCTGAGGGGATGCTGACGAATGTGGCAAGGAATCTTTCTATTTCGGTTTATCAAGTGAAGAGCATCTTGTCGAAGTATAAGCTGTTGAGGCAGGACTTTGAGGAATACAGGGAGGCTCTTTTAGATGAGGCTGAGATGTGTTTGAGGGCGAAGATACGCAGGGGGGATACCTCGGCAACGATCTTTTACTTGAAATGTGTTGGGAAAGCTAGGGGATATGAGGAATACTCTAAAGGGAAGGTTTCTAAGGGGTCGGTTAGAATCAAGATGGTTCCTGCGACGGACGCTAATGTAAAGAAGCTGAAGAAGGAAGCTGCTGCCCCTGCTGCTGCTCAAGCTAACGTAATCCCTTTGTTCAAGAAAGCTGAAGGAGATGTGGATGGCTAGAAAATCTTTGGTAAGCATGGCTGAGGAACAGTTGGAGGAAAATCTTCCTGGGCCTGTGGTTGATCAGGATGTGGAAGTGTCTGCGGTTGGGACACGGGTCTTTTTTGAAAATCAAAATGCTAAGGAAACAATCATTGTCAATCGGGGTGGGGCGGGATCTTCCAAGAGCTACTCCCTAGGCCAATTGCTTCTTCTGGAAAAGTTCTTTAATGAAAAGCAAAAGAAAATATTAATTTTAAGGAAAACTCTTCCTTCATTAAGAATATCAACATTGACATTGATGAATGAGCTTGCCAATTCCTACTCTTTAAAGGATAGGATTGTAGAAGAGAAGGTTCATCTTAACTGGTATTACAATGGGGCGTTGATTCACTTTCAGGGAATTGACGATGTGGAAAAGGTAAAGTGCTTTCATCCTGATACTGATGTTCTGACAAAGACGGGATGGAAAAATATTAAGGATGTTAAAGTAGGTGGGCTTATTGCCACAATGAATCCTGCAACAAGGAAGGTCTGTTATAAACCAGTCACCAAAACTTTTGTTTATGATTATAAAGGTGACTTACTCAGCCCGGCTTCTGATACAGAAGATAGAGATGCGTGGTCAGGATTTGCTGTGACACCTAATCATAAAATGCTTATTACAACTGCTGGAAAAAGACTTAGGGGCAAAACAGAACTTTATTTTTGTGAAGCTCAAGATTTACCTAAATCAGCTTGCTCCCCCCAGTCCGCAATATGGGAAAGGGGAAATGAGGTTGATGTTTGCAGTATTCCAAAAAGAGATTGTACTGATCACACAAGCACCGGAATTACAAATCAAAGAACATATAGTAAAAGTACTAAATGGAAGTCATTGAGGAATGGAAAGAAAGAAACTGATTTTCCTGTTGACTCTTGGATGAAATTTCTTGGTTGGTACATTTCTGAGGGGTGTTGTAGCGGAGATTTGACGGTTAGAATATCTCAGACAAAACTAGAAGGAAGGAAAAAACTTAAAGTTGTATTGGAAGAACTAGGCTATGGCTATGGTGAGGATGAACGAGGTTACTCTGTTTATGGAAAAGATTTAGTTTCTTATCTTCGCCAATTTGGTCACAGCCATGAGAAATTTATCCCAAGAGAAATACTTGATTTACATCCTAGACATCTTGAGCATTTGTTTGAAGCCTTAATTGACGGAGACGGTTCACGAACAAATGAGAGTAATTGTAACTATTGCACCAATTCAAGACAACTTGCGGATGATGTTAGTGAGATGGGATTGAAACTTGGATGGGTTCCCCTTATTCGTGAGATTGATACACAAAAATATTATGTTGGTGCTAAACCTGCTTGGGTAGTAGGATTTGTTAAAAGAGATTTTCTAGGAATAGGTAGGAACATTCAGAAGGTTCCTTATGAAGGAAAAGTTTATTGCCTCGAAGTACAACCTTTTCATACAATGTTGACTCGTTATAATGGGAGAGTGATATGGACAGGAAATTCGTCCGATTGGAACTACATCTGGCTTGAAGAAGCGACTGAGTTCACATGGGATGAATACCAGACAATCAAACTTCGTTTGAGGGCGAAGTCGCTGGATGGGAAACCTAATCAGATGTTTCTCAGTTTCAATCCTATTGATGAACGGCACTGGATAAAAGAGAAGCTTGTTGACGATCCTTCCCAGAATGTCAAAGAAATTGTTTCTACATACAGAGACAATCCTTTTCTTCCTGAAGAGTACATTAAAGACTTGGAAGATTTGCAGAATCAGGATATGTCTTTCTATAATGTTTATACTCTTGGGCAGTGGGGAAAACTGGAGAACATCATATACAAAAACTGGGATATTATTTCTTGGCTGCCTGATTACACTGCTGTGGATAAAACATTTTATGGGCTGGACTTTGGATACAATGATCCGACAGCTCTTGTCGAATGCAGAGTTAAAGGAAAGGATGTGTGGGAAAAGGAACTTCTCTATCATACCAAATTAACCAATGCAGATTTGATTAACAGACTCTATACGTTGATTCCAGAAGAGAAGAGGGCAAAGTATTATATCTATGCTGATTCCGCGGAACCTGACAGGATTAAAGAAATTAAGGATGCTGGTTTTAGAATTAAGCCTGCAATCAAACTTGTGAGCAACGGAATAGATATTGTCAAGCGATATGTGACTCATCTTCATGAGGACAGTATTAATCTGATTAAAGAGAAGAAAGCATACTCGTGGAAGAAGGATAGAAATGGGAATGTTACTGATGAGCCTATAGGGATTTGGGATCATTTAATGAGTGCGGAAAGATACGCAATTCATACGGGGTTAAAAGGGGCAGGGTCTATTAGGATTCGTTATATTTGATTAAGGGAAGGTATATTGTATATAATTTGGTAAGGAGAATACATAAATGAATCTATTTGATAAGGCATTGTCAAAGTTTGGGTATGAGAAGTCCATAGGCCCTTTACCTGGTGATAGTGTTATTCATAAAAGTCTGAGACAGTTGCTTTCTCTCTTCTCAACATCTTCAGTAAAATTTCCGTATAAAGAATCAGTTTGGGTATATGCCTGTATAAACGCAATTACAGAAAATCTCTCCAGAGTTCCTTTCAAGCTTAGAAAGGACGCGGGAAATCTCGAACCAGATACAATTGAAACAGGAGATTTGTATGAACTGTTTCAACGTCCTAATCCTCTTATGAATTGCTTTGATGATCTGATTAAAGCAACCTTTATTTTCTATCTGCTAAGAGGGGAAGCGTTTTGGATATTTGAAGGACGAGATGATATTACAAAAGTCCCGAAGGAGATATGGACGTTTGATCCTGTGCGATTTGAGGAAGTCTGTGATAAGAAAACAGGGATACTGTTAGGTTGGAAGTATAAAGGATTGACGGATACATTTTTCTCTACCAATGAAGTAATTCACTTCAAGATGTTTAATCCTTATAATGACATTCGTGGATTATCTCCACTTGAAGCTGCAAAGCTGTCTGTTGATCAGAATTATCAATCAAGCATATACAATAAAGCATTCTTTGAGAATGGAGCTACTGTCGGGGGCTTTATCTCTGTTCCTGATGAATTATCTGATGAAGCATTCAATCGACTTGTCAAGCAGTTTGAGGATAGACATAAAGGAGCAGGGAAAGCTCACAAGATCGCTGTTGTTGAAGGAGGAGGGAAGTTCACTCCTGCTCGTATGACTCAGAAGGACATGGAATTTATTGACGGAAAGAAAATGACGAAGGAAGAAATCCTTGCAGTCTATAAAGTCAATGAAGTCGTGTTGGGCTGTTTTGCTAATATAAAAAGCTATGAAGGAATTAAGAGTGCCCATAAAGCATTTTGGGAAGAGTGTTTAGTTCCAAAGCTTCTTTATTTTGAAAACGTGCTTTGGATTAAGTTGTTTTCGATGATAGGACAGAGAAGAGGGAAAGGGAGAGTATGGGGACAATTTGATACGGCAACTGTAGGGCCTCTTCAAGTCAACTATCAAGAAAAAATCAAAGTTGCAAAAGACATGTTCTTTATGGGGTGGCCTATCAATCATATTAATAAGAGACTTGAATTAGGAATGAAGGATGTTCCTTGGGGAGATGAATGGTGGGTTCCTGGGGGATATTCCTCTGTTAATGCTCTTCCTCGGACTCCCCCGACGAAAGAACCTGAGAAAGATGATAATGAAGACAGTAAAAAAAGCCTTGCTTTAATGAAGTTCTATTGTGAACCTATTGAAAGTGACTTCATGAATAAATTTAAAAAACTTTTGTTTGAAACACGAAAGAGAGCAATTGCTTCTTCGTTTAGTCATGCTGGTTGGGATAATGTTGTTTCAGAAAAAGAAATAACAAAGCTCAAGCAATCGCTGGAACAGGTTTACTTAATGAGTGTGAACTGTGGAATTTCTGCGGTTAGGTCTGAAGTTGATGTAAATCCTTTGAGATGGACTAATGAGTGTTCTTCATTCGGTAGTGAGAGAGCTTCTTTTGTTACCACTAATTTTAAAGTTTTGCTTGATAATGTTGTCAAAAATCTTTCATTGGAAAACAGTAAGGATGATAAGATCAGGGAAGTATTCAATTTGTTGGCAAACAAAGTAGGAAATCTTGCAAAGCAGGAAGCAGAGGACTCTTTTATTTATGGACAGAAACTTGTTTTAAATTATGTGAGAGAAGAAATTGCACCTACTTTGATGTTGGAATAAGGGAAGGTATATTGTATTATGGAGATACTTTGATTGGTAGGTAATTACGTAGGAGATATTATGTACGAAATCAGAATAGAAGTTGACCGGAAGCAGGAAATAGAAACATGAACTTAATAAACCGTTGGAAAGAATATGACGCTGGTAAATTAACGCCCCCGTGCGTCGTTCAGCACGACACTATACGAAATGAACATTTAATTTGGGTATGGGACGGGGAAACAATCAAGCAGTTTTCCCGCAGTGGATATGATGAGAAATCTGTTCTGGCAGACGCAATGATTGAAGCACCTGTTTATGTTGACTCGAAGGACGTAATCATAGAGGAGTTGGAGACGAAAGTATCAACTTTGGAAGCTGAAAAGGCGGTTTTAATATCCGAGAAAAAAGCATTAGTAAAAGATGCTGAAGTAATAAAGGTGGTTAAGTAATGGCAACAGCAACTTCAACAGGCAGTGGTGCTTGGAGTACAGATATATGGGACGGCGGTTCTGGTGCTAACGGAGTACCTGCTGACGGAGACGATATTGTAATCGCTGCCGGACACAGTGTTTTAATGGACGCTGATTTAAGTGCGTGGACTGGATGTGGTGACGTGACAATCACTTCCGATGCAGCCACGCCCGGTATGCTTTACTTTAAGGACGGCACAAGCGGTTATCTTAAATTAAGAACAGGCAAAGTTATCAAAGGCACAGACGCAGCCGTTAAAGGTCGTTTGTTGGCTAATTCAGACGGTGTATGGAGAGGGATTAGGGGAACTGAGTTTACAGCAACCGCTTCGACAAATAAAATCAATGCCACTGCCCACGGACTGGTTAATAACACAGCCATTCATTTCCTGACTTTAAGTGGGACATTACCTGTGCCTTTGGAAGCAAGTCATACCTATTACGTTGTCAATAAGGGCGATAACGACTTTGAGGTATCTCTTACTTCCGGTGGGGCGGCGATTGACCTAACAACGGACGGTTCGGGGACGTTGTATTTTAACACCGTTTTAGCTTATGCAAACAAAGCGGTGGTGCTTTTAGAAGGTACGGCACAGGTGACGGCAACCTATCTTGACATATCTCTTAACGGTTACGAGCCGACAGTTAAATCAGTTCGGACTTATTTAGACGAAATGCAATGCACAGCAGAAACGGATATAAGCGTTGCTAATGATACGTTTGATTGGGGCGAAGCACCGCCAGCCGCAGGTACGGCGGTAAAGTTGACGGTTACAGCTTCTTCTTTGAGTGTATCGGGTGGGACTCTGCCGGGCGGCTTTGACGAAACCTCTGTTTATTATGTTAGGGCTGTTTCAGGGAACACCTGCAAACTGGCGACAATTAACGCAGATGCTCAAATTGTTAATATTACCTCAACTGGTTCAGGCACAATCGTAATGTACACGGGTCATACATCTACTGCTACAGACACAATGAACGTACTGGACGATGTAACGGCTGTAACGGGCTGGGTGACAACCGACAATCACGACAGAGTTGTTTTAGCCGATACGGAATTCCCCGGCGATTATGACCAACAGAGATTAACCCTTGTAGCTATCAATGCAGGGACAATACAGTTAAGTGCCAATGTGGACTCTGCACAACATCCCGGTGCGAAGATATTTTCTGTTGCCCGAAACGTCAGCGTGAGAAGTTCAGGAACAGCAGCCACACAACCGATTTTAGATTACAATGCCGCAACATCTGCCTATGGCGTGTTTGGCTGTGAAATTATCAATACAGGTGGGACAGGGACAACATTTTACGGATCTGGATTAAACAAAGGGACTGGGCATATAGTGTGTGGTACGATAACTGGATGTTGCTACGGCATCATCAATTGCACATCTTGTACCAATTCAGGCACGGTATCAGGTAATTCCTACGG